ATGGAGGCGGTGCCGTTCGGCTCAATGGAAAAGGATGGCTGGTCCAGTTCGCACTCGGTCAACCACCTGATAGTCCGGCCCCATGAAGGCTTTCCAGACCCATCCCTTGGACCCCTTCACAGTGCTGTCGAGGTAGGAAACATATTCCTCATCGATACCGGAAAGCGCGAACACCACATCGTTGATCTTCACTTCGGTATCTGCCGCGCCGAGCTTGACCGATCCGAGCCGGCCCACGCCCTGCCATTCCACCCCGTCATGGTCGAGCAGCCCGAGGCCATTCCAGAGATAGACCGGCCCGTCCGTGTGATCGAGCTTCACAAGCACCACATCCGTGACATTGCCGGAGCGGAGCACCTGGTCGAGCGTCCAGCGGCGGCGCTTACTCGACATATGGAACCTCTATGGCAGAGATGGACGCCTGCCCCGTCGAGAACGCCCGCTCGATGATACCCTGATCGACATCGGCCAACACAAAACGGCCAGTCGGCTTGTGGAGATTGATCTGGTCTCCCACAACAGCAGGCTTCCAGAGCTTCCATGAAAGCAGAACACGGGCATCCCCGTTGCTATCGGACAGTGCATCATCCATCACGCGATAGAGATTGCCGCCGACCTCGAACTTGTCGCCTTCCTTGAACACCGTTGCGTTAGGAACAAGCCCGGTCATAAGGATACTGTCTGCATAGCGCGGCGCATTCTCGCCAACATAGGCAAGCGTTGAGCCCCCATCGATGTGATATTGCCCATCGATCAGATAGGCGCCGTCGATCACATATTCGCCCTGGCTTTGCCTGCCGTCTGGATAGATCGGGTTCCAGATGCCGGCCCCGACACCGCGAGGGTAGACGCACCACGGGTCCCAAAGACGAAATGCGACCGAACTTCCATCCAGGCGGTCAATGAAGGTCTCAAACCGGTATCGTCGGTCGACCCTTCTGTTTCTGAGAAAATCGGCGGCTTGCACGGTCGGCACCCATAGTTTTTGCCGGATACCACCGGAGCGCACCATCGGTGCCCACTGGCTTTGTGCGAACTCGCCAATCGGGCGATGATGGAATGATCCACCGACCGGCAACAGAAGGTCGCATGGCAGGTCAATCGTCTTGCTTGGGAAATCCATGCGCCATCACCTGAAGAAGCCCGGTCGGTTGCGGGACGCAGCTTGTGTTGCTGCGGTCGAGGTATCCACGATGCCCGGCGCTGCAGCTTGTACGATCTTGACCGACTGGCCCGCCGCCTGTTCGAGGATCCTCGCCTCCAGATCGGGAGAGAGCACCACCTGCACGGTTGAATTTCCGCCACCTTGTCCGCTCATGCCCTGCGGCACGCGTAGATCGACCGGGATGCGGCGACCGTCGGGAAGAGGCACGGCGGCCTCCGGCCCAGCCTCGCCAAAAATGGCTGCCGAGCGCGAAACACCACCATTGGCATACCGGGGAAGCGGCACCGGCTTTCCGTTAGCCGCAATGCCACCCTTGGCAAAGCCGAACAGCCCAAGAAGCCCGCCGCCGCCACCCAGACCAGAGAACAGATTGGACAAGGCCATCTCGATCAGTTTGTCGGCAATCTTGTTCAAGGCATTTGAAAGCGCCTCTGCGGCATCAACGCCATTCCGCATGTCACTGATAAACCCGCTGAAAACGTCTTTGCCGAGGTCCCGGAGGTCTTCGGAAGTTTTGCGAACACGCTCCTGTTTCTCAGCCATCCTTTCCGCATCAGCGGAGGCCTGAGCATAGGAAGATGCCAGTTGCTCGATGTTCTGCTCAAGCTGGGGCGTGATGCTGAGCCCCGCTTGCTTGGCCGCATTGATGAGCTCTTGCTTGGCGGCAGCGAATTCAACCGCATAGCCGTAGTCATTGATCAGCGGGTTAAGCTGAGACTGGGCCTGTGTTTCTGCGAGGATTGCTGCGGTACGATCCTGTATCTGCCGGGTTTCGCGCGCAAACGAATCTTCTCGTCCCCTGCGGCTTCCCCGCGAGCCACCTCCAGATTTGCCACTCGGCACACTGAAATCTGAAAGGCTGACCGGGGAAACTGTTTCACGCTCCGGTATGCGCTCGACCTTCCCGCCAGCAACTGGGCTGCTGAGATTATTGCGGTCGGCCCAGTCCCGTAAGGTCTTCTCGGTCAGAGCACCGGCAGTGTCCACGGTATCTGCGAATGCATTGTCGATGCGCTTTTGCAGCGCGCGGGTCGATTGGACAGTAATCGCGCCGCCGAGAAATTCTTTCGAAACAGCACCGCCGGTCAGCATTTCGCCTAGACGATCGGTGCCGAGCGCGGACCCGATAGCAGGAGCGAGATTCCTTACCCACTCGATGCCTTCGCGCAGATCATTCAACCAACCAAGAACCTTGCGGACCTCTTCTCCAAACGCTTCGAAGTCGGTGCCATTGATGACATCCGCCAGCATCTGGAAGGCATCACCGATGCTTTCAGCAGCAAGGGAACCTTTCGCGAAGTCCCGCATCGCGTCAATCGAAGCCGTGCGGACGTTTTCCAATGCCTGGCTGGTCGTGAGCGAAGCGCCAGCAACCTTTTCCTCAAGGATTACGCTACCGGCCTCGAATGCCCGGAAGAAAGCCTCCGAGGATATTTTGCCATCGACTACCAACTGACGAAGCCGCGAAACGGATCCACCCGCCTCTTTCAGACCTGCGGCGGCTGCTTGAGCGATCGGCAACGCGCCCTCAAGAACGGAGTTGAACTCTTCTGCCCGGACAACGCCAGAACCAAGGGCCTGCGACAACTGCAAGATCGCCCCGGAAGACTCTGCCGCCGATTGACCGGAAACGCGCAGCGCGAGCGCGATCTTGTCCGTGAAATTCAGCATCTCTTCTTGGGAGACGTTCAATTCCTTCTGAACAAGCGAAGCTCTGCCATAGAGCGTGACAAGCGTTTCGAGCGGCGCGGCATTCTTGATCGCGCTCTCGCGAAGCCGACCATAGACTTTCTCCAACTCCGCCCCGGAAAGCCCCGCAACCTTCAGCGCGTTGTCAATGCGCGTTGCACTGTCCAGAAGCGTCTGCACGCCTCGGATGCCGCCTGCAACCGCAAAGGCCTTGGTAAGCGTGGAACCAAGCCCGGAGAAGCTCCGGGATAGATTTTTGTTCATCCGTGCGAAACGGGCTTCGATCTGACGGGATCGGCGGTTTGCCGTCTGGTTCGCCTGCGCAAGCTGCTTCTCGAACTTCGCCTGCGTCGCCTCAAGACGAACAATCAGGCGCTCAACATCGGTCGTCATCAGAACCCCTCGATACCCAGTTCGGATAGACGGTCATCGGAAATGTCGGAGCCTTTGGGCTTTACGCCTTTGGCGAGCATGTACCCGTCAACAGCCGCCCCGAACTCCCACAATGTCATTCGTCCGACTTCTTGCCGGAGGATGCCTGCCCATCCGTAGAAACTGGAGAACCGCCACTTTCCGCGCGGGAGAGGTTCGCGCTCGGTTCCTCCTCCCCCGCCTCCGATTCCCCCACGGGATCATCCTCGCTGCCGAACAGGGCGGCTGCTAGGATTGTGCGGGCGGTTAGAACGGACAAGGTGAGCGGCTCGTCCTCGACATGGCGCTTGACCAGATTGCGGGCTTCCGCCTTGTCCATTCCACCGCCTTCCAGCCCGAGCCGGATCGGCTGGATCACGTCATCGACATACCAGCGCCCGGAGGCGAGCCGGTTCATGACGTGGGCCGGGCCTGCATCGCATTTGTCCTGCAGCGCGCGCAACAGCTCAATGGTGAGCAGGAAGGAATGCTCCCCTCCTGCCCACGTGAGGTCAGTGCCCTTCGCCATTAGGTGCCCGATGCGACAAGGGTGCGGGTCGGCACGCCATCGAACTGGCCTTCGATCTCGGCTGAGACCTTCTGACCCTTGGTGCGGGAGTTGTTCAGGTTGGCGAGGATGGCCGGGCCGGCCTCGATGTAGGTATCACCCACCGCGCCATCGTTCTCCGCTTTGACATTGCGAAGACGGCAGTTGAGCGAGGCGCCGGAATACCACCAGTCGAGCATCTTCTCATGGCTCTGGAGTGCCCAAACGCCGGTGCCGGAGAACGTGACCTCCTGCGACCTGACCTGGCGCTCCAGCGAAACCGGCAGGCTTTCGTCATCGCAGTCGGGCACTTCCGACGTGTCGATGTTCGAGGTGCGGTTGATCGTGACGTCGGTCAATCCGCAGATCGCCGCGTAGACGCCGGGCGAACCGGACGCGTCGAACTCAACTTCGAGGATCATCTCCTCATATTTCATTGTCGTGGCGCGTGCCATTTCATTGTCTCCATGCGGGAATAGGCCGGTCGATAACCAGCCGAAGGTGAAGGGCTTTCGCCCGCTCTCAGGTGATGGGCGCTATCCGGCCCGCTTGGCGCGCTTGTAGGCGCGTTTCTGTTCCGGCCTGGGGCTTTTGACCCGATGGGCCGCTCCGGCCTTCACTGCCGCCGCGATGACCCGCTCCGGGTGCTCCTGTGGAATGATTGCCGGTCGGATTTCCTTGCAAACGGCAGCGTCAGGCCGAAAGTCGAAATTGAATGTGCGATGGAAAATTGCCCAGGGCATCAGCTTTCCTCAACTCTGGCTTCAAGAGAAATAGCGGCATGTGAAGTCATCCCGTCAGGATCAGAGAAATAGCGGATGGTAAGAACGCTCATATCTACAAGCGCATTGACCGAAAGGGCACCGGCATATCGGTGCAAAGCCTTTTTTACAGCGTCCGCGACGTTTTTCACTTCTTTGAACCCGCCCTGATATCGCGACCAGCAATCAATCTGCAGGGTCTCAGTCCGGCCTATGATGCACTCTGCATCATCCTCGACAACGTCGGACGGACCAAAGGAGATATAGGGAAACTGCACCCCATCAGGCGCGCGGTCATAAATTCGGTCAGCGACCAAAGCCTGCACCCCGGTATCAGCCATCAGGCGCCCATAGATAAGCGTCTGCAATTCCCATGATGCGCTCATTTCGAACCTTCCTTGATCGCCTTGCGCATCTCACGGGTAATGCGTCCTTTGACGCGTCTCTTCAATGCCCGATAACTCGGGAAGAAGAATGGGGAAGGCAAGTTTTTCTGCGTCCCAAATTCGACCCATCGCGCGTAGTAGGCTTCATCGTTTCCGGCATAGATCGTGATACGTTCACCGCCCCTGTCTGGGGCAGATGATGCGAGGACTATCGACCCCTTAGGAGCATCGGCCCAGGTCCATCCTATGCTGTCGCGAAGATCGCCACTGTCCACGGGCACCAATGATTTCGCCATTGCGACGATTTCATCGGCACCCTTTTCCATCGCCGCCCGGGTGCGTATCCGCACGCGCTCAGGAATCGTTTGGGTCAGCTTGCGATTGAGAGACTTCAGCCCAAGCACCATGCCGAATTCTCAGGGTTGTGGTACATCATAGACGCCGCGCTCGATGGTCATCTCGATATACTCGTTCTTTCGGTCAGGATTGGTTATCGACCGAATGACATAGGTTTCCCCGTCGATCAGGCAGACATCGGCTGCGGTGACTGTGCGCATGAGCGCGAATGATCGGACCTTCAGCGTTCCGGCCACGGATGAGTGCATCCGTCCCGCCTCGATGCGTTCGGACCCGCGTTCTGGCTTGAAGCGTCCGCGGACTTTGACCAAGCCTGCGATGACAGACCAACCGTTTACGGTCCCACCCCCACCGTCCGGCGTTTCCACCTCGCGATAGAAGGTGACGCGATCGCGCAGCGCACCGGGTCCACCCTTTCTCATCGCCAATGCTCCTTGATCCAGTCGACGCCGTCCAGCTCGTGGGGTTTTTGCAGGCCATGGAAATAAACGATCCGGGCATTCCTCAACCCGTGCTTTTTCACGTGGCCTTTGAAACTGACGACTTCGCCGGGAAACAGGTCATCGATGAAGCTGTGCGGGAACTTGCGCACCCACTCCATGTCATTTTCGCCCCGGTGTTGTGTGGCGATCTTTGTCCACCCCGCCGGCACCAGGGCGACACCGTTGCAAGCGATATTCGGATGATACGGATCGCGCGGGAGAGCTTGCGCCTTCGCCGTTTCACACCACGCCGCCAGATGGTCGATGTTCCCCAGAACGACAGTATCGAGGCCCGCTAGGATCATGGGTCCGTCTGTGCGGTAAGCTTCGATGCATGCGCCGTAGTCAGGGCGTTTGGCAAGAATGGCATCCTGCTCAATACCGGGATCGAAGATGCGCGGCCGATCCGTGAAGCACACGAAGCGGAACGGCACAGTCAGATTGCGCCGGAAGCCCCGATAGAGCTTGTGCACCCATTCCTCGTCATACATGCGCGAGAAATCACGGGAACAGCTGTTCGCATCCCAAAGCAGCGTGCAGACCGTCAGCATTGATCGACCAGCCTCATACGTTTCTGGCGACGATCCTGCGGAACCTCGCTCAGATAGCCATTGCGCCGGAACAAGAAACCGTCTGGAACATTGCGATCCACCACCGCGCCTGCCGCGATCACGCTTCCCTTACCCACCCGCACGCCTGGCAGAACAACGGCATTCGCACCAATGGAAACACCATCCTCGATCACAACTGCGAAGCGCTTTCCACCACGCAACCGCGCGTCGTCATAGCCTTCCGTCGAGACCTCCGGCCACATGTCATTGGCCAGAACGACATTCGGCCCGACAAACACGTCGTCACCGACCCAGAAGCCCGGGCCCATCACAACGCCGGAACTGATCTTGCACCTGTTCCCGAATCTCGGCCCGGAAAGCACCGCACTGGCACCAACACTGCAATCCTCTCCGATCCTCGTGCCAAGGATCACCGTGGCGAATTGCCAGACCACGGTGCGCGCGCCAATAGCGACGCCATCGACCAGCGCTTGGGGATGGATGGCTGCCTCTGGATGGATCAACGGAAAATCCTCCGGTTGCCCATCGTACGGATCATCTCAATATCCGGCATCAGTTCATCGAGATCATAAATGCACTGCACCATCCGAATGATGTTGATGCGATCAACCGCGTTTGAAGCGAGGCCAGGATCGTCACCCGAACCGCTCGCGTTCGGCTGGTCATATCCGGCACTGAACCGAACCCGTACCGCCTGCCCTCGCGTGGTCAGTGTCGGTCTGGGAAACGTGTCATTGAACCAGACTTCAACGCCTTCATCGGTGGTGAGGCTGTACCAGTCCGATGCGGAAACCGTCTGCTCCACATTGGCGCTGTCGAGATAGACAACCTCGGTCACTTCCCGAACCGGCGTCACGGGGATGCACAGCGGATCACCCCAGCGGTCAAAGCGATACTCCAGATCCACCGGTGCCATGATGCGTCCAGTGAAATCCTCATAACGCTGTGTCTCTGCCGAGATCAGGCTTTCGAGCCGATCATCGTCATCATCGAAATCGATGCGCAGCGCAAGCTTCACGTCTGCCAGAGGCACGGCAAGAGCAGCAGGAACGGAGAGCCTGATCAGCATTCCATCGCCTCCATAAGTCCCATCTTTGGATAGTTTTTGAGAGCGGAGGTTGGGCTGGCATTGATAACTTCAATGCCGAACTCGCGAATAGCGCCGGCCACAGCATCCATGCAGCGCCGCCAGCGTTCCACATTCCGCTGCGAAGGATTGTTCAAGCCTTTGTGCGGTCCATGCCAATGAAGCCCGAGGTCAACGCGCATGTCGAAGCCGACGAGTATGATCTTGGCCGGCCACATCTGAACCGCGAGATTCAGGCAGTGAAAGCCGGAGTTTCCAGCCCACCCAACAGTTCCAAGCTTCATAAGCTCAAGACCATCATCATGCTTGTTCAAGCCGACTTTCTGAATGCCCCACGGCCTTCGGCATGCAGAGGCATCCACGGACAACTTCAGCCCTTCAAACTCAGGCACGCCCCGATATCTCTCCCACCATGCGAAGTCGCAGGCATAGAGGATGTCTGCCCATGGCACGAGCTGCCAGGAGTTATTGATAGCAATAACCTTGGCGCGGCCATTCACCTGGTCGAGCGGCTGGCCTTCGACGCTTGGCCCCCCGGCAACGATGACGACTGTTTCCCGCCTCCAGTCCGGCCACCATGGCGGGCATCCTTCGAAGGGCGCGCGGATGCCTGCTTAGCTCCCTCCCCGGTCTGGACAGGAACAGCTACGCCGCGCCTCACAAGCTGCTGCGCGATATGATCGTCAACCGTGGCCTCAATCCCTTTTCGGATCTTGCCATAGCTACCGACCATGCTGCGAAGTGGTTTGATCTGCATAGCTCTCTCCTTCGGTTCAGAGAGCGGGCGACCGGAGCCGCCCGCCTTGCTGAACCGACCTTGATTAACCGGAGACGTTGCCGAAATCGCCGGTCACCAGGGCGCCGGGGCGCTTGATGGCGAGGGCGAGGCGTTCCTCGGCGCGGATCGTGAGCATGTTCTTGATGAAGTTGTCGCGATCCTCGCTGGAGATCAGTACCTCCGGATCCATCCGATCATAGATGGTCGCGGCCATGCGGAAGGCGCCGACGAGGAATTCGTCAACGTCCATCGCCTGCGTCTCCAGCACCGGCTTGCCCCACAGGCCCGGCCCATTCATGGCGCGAGGGTTCGCCCAGAGATAGCGATTCTCGCCATCCTTGAGCAGTTCGATACGCGCCCAGTCGGTCGGGTTGATGACGATGCCATCCGCCGGATACTCAGCAAGCGAGGCCTGCAGAAGCGCCAGACGCAGGGTATCGATCATCGTCTCGCCGGAGAGTGCGAACGGGGCTGAATAGGCGGTCGCAGCTGTGACCAGGCCTTCCAGATGCTCGCCGGTGCCGTCACCTTTCAGGATTTCGAGTTCCTCGGCATACTCCAGGCCGTAGCGGAGTTCGCCGTTGATCTCGGTCTGAAGCTGCGCGGCATCATCAAGCGCCTGCCGTGAGACATGCACCCAATGCGCAATAGTGCGCACCGGAGCGTCGGTCTTCTGGTAGACGTAGTTGGATTCCGGCTTTTGCGCACCTTCCGAGACAACCGCCGCATTGTTGGTGCGGGTGATCATCTTCACATACTCGATAAGGTTCGAGCCTGTGCGGCCAGACGGGATCAGGTTGCGGATCGTCATCGCCCGCTTTGGCAGGCTAACGATTTCGGTTTCCCGATCCGACCAGATCAGGTCGCCCGCCGATCCAGAGGCAGAAGTAATTGCCTGCTGCACGCCGATGCGGACTGAACCGCGAGCGCCTTTCGCAACGAACTGCTTCAGGTCATCGCTTTCAGAAACGATCTGGCCAACAGACTTGGCATCGCTCTGACCGGCACCGCGGCGTGCGGCGAGCTTTTGCTCGAGATCCTGATTGCGCGTCTCCAGCGCCTCCAGCTTCTCGCCCAGCATGCTTTGTGCGTCGGTGAGTTTCTGCTGCGTGGCAAGCAACTCATCGGCCTTGGCCTTGGTCTCTTCACCGACTTTGCCAGCATCCTTGGCCTGCTGCATGGCCTGCTCGGCAGTCTTCTTCACATCATCGCTGATGCGCGTCAGTTCCTGCTTCACGTCCTTCAGCAGTTCCTCGATCTTGCCGGGGTTTGCTTCGTTGCGCGGGGCGCCGATCACACCGGCGGGTTGCGCAGCCATCAGGGCCGCGAGGGAATCCCGCGGCATGTTTCGGTGGCCAATGGCAGCTAGTCCCATGGCCGAAAGAGTTCCCCCGTCGCCGAGGAAAGTGGATGCGTGCTGCGCAAGCTCACTTGCAGGCAGGACGCCATGGAAAGCGGCGGCCACGAGCGCAAGCGCAAGGGCTCCGCAGAGAGCGAAGATTTTCATGGTTCACCTGTTTTCGTTTGGCGGTCAGATCGACCGGATTGAAGCGAGGAGGCTTTCAACCTCTGCAATGACGGCAGCGTCCTGCATGCCGGTTGGGACAGCGCCAGGCATGCCCCCTTTCAGAGCGGCAACAAGCTCGCGCCGCTCCGATCTCGATGCACCGGCTCGCGCAAGTAGCGCGTCCAGCTTATGGGCAGCGGATACTTGCCTACCCATTTCATTCTTGGCTTTGGTCGATACTTCGTCCGAGGCAAGAAGACTATCCGCAAAGCCTTGTTCAACCGCATCCGAACCGCCGATCCATGTCTCACGGTCAAGCATTTTACCGAGGTCCTTGGGCGCGATTCCGGTGCGCGCGGCATAAATATCCACGGCCATGGCGTCGAACGGCTCAAGCCAGTCTGCGACATCTCGCAACTGGTGGCGGTCGCCCATTGCCACCACCCATGTGTTGTGGATCATCAGGAACCCGGCCCGTGCAATCTGCACCTCGTCGCCGGCCATCGCGATCACAGAGGCCGCAGATGCGGCAATCCCTAGAACCTTCACCGTCACCTTTGCGGGGTGATCGCGCAGCATATTATAGATCGCGAGACCTTCGAAATAGTCGCCTCCTGGGCTGTTGACGTTGACGACAACATCTTGCTTCCCGATGGACCGAAGTGCCGCGGCTATCCGCTTTGAGGTCACCCCTTCACCCCAGAAGTCCTGGCCGATCACGTCGAGGATAGAAATCGAGTTGTCCGTATCCTCGGCGGCGGCAGCATGAACTTCAGGGTTCCATCGATTGAGGGCCGAAGGCATGACCTCTGTTCGGAGTCCTGGCCGCGCCGAGATTTCCGCCTGCGGCAGCTTACGCATGCTCATCGTCTTGCTTCTCCTGGTTGATGCCCAGCCACGCCATGAGTGCGGCGCGAGCCTGGTTTCCTTCCGTCTGCTGACCGAGAGCATCGAGCGGGACCATTGCGGACTGGACCGTAAGCTTGTCGGCGTTCTGGTCAGCGCTTCGGCTTTGATTGAGCTTCGCGCGACCTTCATTCCGGGTCATCAGGCCGTTGTTGACCATCTGCGACAGGAATGCTGCTTTGGCCTGAGAATCCATTTGCAGAAGCGCTTCACGGTTGAATTCAGCGTAGCGTTTGCGATTGCCTGTCGGGCGGATCAGCTGTTTCTTGATGCGAGCCTCGATACGGTCGCAAATTGGATCGATACCAAGTGTCAGCCAAGCAATGAGGATCGACTCCACGCCGGAGCCCCACATGGTTTGCCCCTGCGCAGCATGGCCAATGATGATCGGAGGAACGCCAAACCAACGGCAGATTTCTTCCACATCGAAGCGACGGGTTTCCAGCATCTGCGCATCTTCGGGATTGAGAGATACGCTTTGCCACTTCACGCCAGCCTCAAGGATGCCGACACCCCCGGAGTTGGAGCTTCCCTGAAGAGGGGACACCAATGCCGCGTGCGCCATCTCACGCTGCTTTTTGTCCAGCACCTGGTCGAACAGAAAGAAGCCTGTAGGGCGCATACCGTTTGCGAACGTTCTACCAGCCGCCTCCTGCGCGGCCATTGCGGCACCAAGTGAATTCGTGCCCGCAGCAATCGGAGACAGTCCCTCATCCGCATTCTTCAGCCCCTGCCCGAAGCCTTTCACATGGAAGACCTTATCGCGGGGCAGGTCTTCTGCCTTCCCGCGGTCATTGACGCGATAGACCAGGGTCCCGTCTGTCAACCGCACGGGTCGGCAATGCGTGCTCATGATAGGCTGTAGAGACGACAATGACCTGCCAACGGTTACCCGTTCTGCATACGCGTTCCCTGTGGTCATCAACCACGCGACAATGCCCTCCCAGAACTCAAGCGGCGTCTGGTCCTCGTTCGGGCTTCCATCTGACCCGATCACATCAGCAATGTCGTCATCAATCTGGACCCGATTGTCACCACCCCTCTTATCGAAAACCTTCAGAGGCAATGAAGAAACAGCTTGAGCGCTCAATTTGATGCATGCCCACGCCGTGGCGACTTGCATTGCGCTGTCGAGTGTTACGACCTTGCCCGCATTGCTGGTGCGGCCGCCAAAGGTTGACCACCCAATTCCATCATTTAGGCGCAGCCTACGCTCCTTCGCCACCTCATCCTTGATGGCGCTGTAGAGCTTGAACGGCGCAGCTGCCGCTTTCACGAAGGCATTCATGCGCCCATCGCCATAATCGGGCTTGCCAGGAAGTCGGTGAGATCCATTTTTGCCTCCGGCTCAAACCTCTTGGCGGTGCCAAGCGCCATCAATGCTGCCTGCAATCCGTCGATCCTGACGGACGCGCCCTTGTTCGATTTCTCTTTGTCGATCTTCATGTTGCCGGCGGGGTCTTTGACCGTGATGGCATTCGCCACGCACGAATTCAGCACTGGGTTCCCGTCATGGCGCAGGCGACCAGACAGAGCGAGCTCAACGAAAAACTCAATCGCCGGAGAAATGTCCTTGAACCCTTGACCGTATGGCTCGAGCGGCAAATCAACGCCCTCATCGGCCATGTCGACCTTGAAGTCATCAACGCGCCACCGGTCGAAACCAATCGCCTGGATATCGAAAAGCTGCATCAACTCGCGAAGCTGCGAGGCCATATATCGAAACTTGATCACCGGCCCCGGCACCGCGTTGATATGCCCGGCCTTGATCCAGACCCGAAACAGTTCCCGCTCCCGGTCCCGCCGCGCGGCCATTTGACCTTCCGGGGTCCAGAAGAACGAGAGCAAATCAAAGCCCGGTTCTGCCTGTCCATCAGGGAACGCCAAGACGAGCGCCGTAAGATCGTGCTTGCCGGACAGATCGAGACCGCCAAAGCACTTTCGCCCATGAAGGTCCGCCACATCGATCTCCGATTTGCAGGCCTCCCAGATCGGACGTGTCACGATCCGATTCTCTGCGTTCCCGTCGATCCTCTGGTTGAGGCGCAGGTTGCGATAGCGGGCCTCGAACATGGGAACACGCCGCGCTTGCTCCGCCTCCTTCACGATGTCATCGAGATCAAGAAACACACCGGCGGCCGGATTGCATTTCTTGATCGTCTCAGGCGCGAATGGATCAGCATCCAGAGGCGCGGTGCGCAAATCCACAATGATGCTTTCGTCGTGCCCTTCCAGTGCATCATCTATGAGCAACGACAATGGATGATCGTCGGTCGGCGCCTGGGTGGAAATCACCATTCCCAACGCGGCCTTTCGCTTACCCATCGCGGTGCGAAGGTTCTCCAGAAGCTCACCATCCCGCGCCTGGGCAAGCTCGTCATAGACCCAATACGATGGAGCCAGACCATGCGCCCGGCGGGCATCGGCGGAAAGCGCCTCATAGATCGAGCCAGCCCCGTCTCCCTCAAGAACCTCCATGCGCTTGTGAAAACGCTGCGGGTTCACGCGCGCCGCAAATTCCGGCACCGCGATGATGATGGCCTCCATCTCATTGAAGATCAGTCCGGCTTGCTGCCTGTCGATGGCTGCGGAATAGACCTCGCCGCGAGGCTCGCTCTCCGGCCCGAGCAAATGGCAAAGAGCCAATCCAGAGATAAGACCGGTCTTCCCGTTGCCGCGCGGTTCCGACTTGATCGCGATGCGCACGCGGTTCACACCCGACCGCCCATATACCGCCTTCACGAATTCCCGCTGTTCGGGCAGAAGGCGCATTCGCTTGCCCTGCAGTTTCCCCTTCGTGATCGGTAGGAACTCGAGGAATGCAATCACGCGCTCGACGCGGCTGAGACCCTTCTTCTTCCATGGGAGCCGACGCTTAGACTTCTCTGCCTGCTCACGCGCCAGCCTTGCCCGCGTGGCGCCAGGCCCGCGAAGTCCCATTCATCAATCCTTGTGATTGGAAGCGCGAAAACTATCAGCCGCGCGAAACTAATTCTGTTCGAGACTCCCCGCGCCGGTCCCTAAGCCCATCGATCTGGACTTTTTAACCACCCCCCCCCATCTAGGATGTCCGCCTTTCAGGCAGGGGAAGCCATGGAGAGGCATTTCAGCTTTTGGCGCATCTCTGACTGTTTGCAGGGTGGCGCTCGTCTACGGGCCATCCATCGGCCCCTATCTCGGTCGAGTATCCCATGCGTTCTTCGCTTTGGGCGTCTCGGTCATGACATGGAGCGCATAGGCTTTCGAAGGGCCCGGCGTAGAAGGTGGCCGGGCTTTCCTTACTGGCCTTGTCTACATGGTGGCAGACTGTGGCTTTGGTGATGATCCCGCGCTTAAAGCACCATTCACATACCGGCTTGGCTGCAAGCTGCGCGTCTCTCACCCTTGA